CCTTACCATCGTTCACTTTGTCAGCCCAGGACGACATCGCCTTGCTGATTTTGTCGCGCCGATCTGCGGTCATGCGTTCCGGCGACATGTAAAACGGTGGGCAGGATGCCTGACTGGCCTTAGACAGTGCCGAAGCATAATCATGCGATAGGCGGCGGATCGTGCCGGCTTCCCATGCCGACAAGCTGATGCCGCGATTGGTCTGCCAAGCAGCTATTTCAAGCTCACTGATGGCCACCGGGCTGCTCATAGCAAGCGGCTGGGCTGGGCCAATCTCGAAAAGCAGGTCTAGCAAATAAGCGCCAGCGGTGATGGGCGGCAGATCGCCGCCCACCGTGTCACGCCTTGGCCGCTTTTCTTTTTCGGGAATGGTGTTTAGCCAAGCGATTTGCTTGACGTAAATCGACAGCGTTTCAATCGTTTCCGTGAAAGAAGTTTGCGCGATTAGCGACAAACTCCTGTGCCTGTTCACGAATCCACGGCCAATCGGTGTAGACTGTCACCGCGTTAGCCTTTTCGCACTTAAGCGCCTTGCCATCCAACTCGAAGCCCGTCCACTTGATGGTCATCTTGGCCAGATCGTCAATCATCTCAGCCGCCAGCTTTTCGGCGTCTAGATCGGCAGTTGCCCGCTTGCCCTTGGCAAGACGGTTCAAGGCCATTTGCTGCTTTGCCATCTGGATTTTACGATAAGCGGCGCTGTCCTGGCCCAGAAGCGTGATGGTCATGCCATCAAGCGGCTCCTCGGTCTGCGGATGCACCAGTTGCAGCGTAGCGCCTTCGTCGGCCTTCACGGCCTTAAGCGTGTTCAAGTCCATGTTTGCCCTTTCATGTCAGCCCGAAAGTGCCAGCGGCAGGCGGCGGGCGATCCGCTTTTCGGGTGCTACCCTAGCCGCTGGCGTTCCGTGTTACGGGGCAGAAACCTTGATAACCTTGTTGTCGATTTCAAGCGTCACTTCGGCCATCGTGATGGCATCGGCGTTGCCCACGTTGACCTTGTAGCTCATCACCTGGGCGGTGAAATACTGGATTTCACCATTCACCAGCAGCACCTTGACCGCAACCTGTGCGTCGGTGCCGGCAGCCGCTTCGGCAGCGTCCTGCAAGATCGTCTGACCAGCATCGTCATCCGACACGGCCATCGTCAAAGCAACGCTACCATAATTCAGCGAACCACGGCGCTTGGCAACAATGCCGGTCGCCAGCGGGGTGTGAGTGGCAAGCGCGGCTTCCGCGCCAAAGGCCGGCAGTTCGGCAAGCTCACCGCAAGCCACCCAAGTGAGGGCGGCAAAGCCGGCAGAGTTATAGGTTGCCGGCGATGCGTTGGCGACCGAAACGATAGTGCCAACAGAAGAAACAACGTCAGACATAATTCGACCTCCTACAGTCGCAGCGCGCGGCTGATTTCGTTAATGCTAATCCGCACCATACCACTTGGAGCCTGCTTTGAAAAGCCACCAACTGTGTTTGGCCCTGGGCGGTATAGGCCAAATTCTAGCGAAGCGATGTAGGGAAGATTGTTGCTAATATAAAAGACGTTGCCGGGTGCCTGAAACGCCGCCGCCTCTGCGTTTGCTTTTGCAAATTCGGATGCCCGGCTTTTGTTGGGCGCAACTGCATTGCTGCCAGTGTCACCGCTAAATTCAATAGTATGGCTAACGGGCTGCCCGATGCTGGCCTGCCAGTTTGCCCGCGCCCGGCCAGTGTCAACCGGCGTTTTGAGGATAATGTTGGAAGTCAGATCAAGGCAGATTTTGCTAATCACGGCATTAGCCGCTTCGCCTGCCTTTTCGGCAAACTTGCTTAGATCAAGCGCAAAGTCGCCGCCCGCGCTCATGCGAATGCCCGATATTCAATTGACAGCGGCACAGCGTAGCGATCACCGTCCATCAGCGCCGGCCCCATGCTGGCCCGCAAGATCGTCACGGTGATGCCGGATCGCGTCAATTGCAGGCCGCGCGGGAACAACGCCAGCACAGCATCAGCGGCCACCCTTGGCGGCCCTTTGGTCGCGCCCTTGGGTGCCATCACGCTCACCTGATAGATGCCGCTATATTCGTCGCTGGATGCGTTGGAAATGCCCACGGCCAGCGTGGCAGCCGGCAAGAACGCCTCCGCCAGATAGACGCCAGCGGGCGGATTGAATGGTGCGTTTTCCCACTGCACCTGATAGCCCGCCAGCGTGGCCAGACGGGCGCTTAGGGCGGCGCTGATGCTTGTCTGACTCATTGCACCGTCACCGTTTCGCCGTCTGCATAATCAAGCGCAATCTGCGTTCCATCAGCCTTGCGGATTAGCACGGTCGTGATGTCGTCGCCTTCGGCAATAATGGCCTCAACCGTGCCGCGCTCCCATTGCACCGGAAACCAAATGTCACCGCCGACTTCTAGCATCTCGCCGCTCATCAATTTGCCCTCAACTGACAAATGTAAATCACATCAGCGCCGGCCTTGCGGATCGGCCTTACGTCCATCACGCGGTATGTTCTACCGTCAACGGTCGCCGTGCAATTGACTTCCGGTCGCGGCGTGATCTTTTCCAGCGTCAAGCGGATGTCACCAGATTGCACGGTCGTCTGGTCAAGTTCGCTTTTGCGGTATTGGCCAGGATAGCCCTTGCCGGTGACGGTCGTTGCAGCCGTTGGCGTCTGCGCTGCGCCGGTCACGGGATCAAAGGCCGGTGTGCCGGGGAACGCAATGCTAACCGTCTCGCCCTCGCGGGCAAGCAAAAGCGCAGCGCGTTCGGCAATGCCCGTCAAGTGCGGATCACCGTCACAGAGGCAAACGCGCCGCCGCTGCTGGAATTAGTGTAGGGCGACAGGATGCGCGCAATCTCTGTGAATTGCGTTCCGCGCGGCCCAAACTCACTATATTCGATTTCGATCACGTCCACCTTTTCGCGGGTGATCGTGCGGCCAGTGTCTGGAATCAGATCGGTGTTAGTCGTCGCCTTAAGCGCCATTTCAATCGTGGCGCGAACCACAGCAGATGGCACCGTGTCACTATCGACAAGGAACATCTCCACCCAAACGTCATAACGCGGCCACGCCAAAGCCTGCGCTTCGGTGTTGCGGAATCCCTTCCATGCGCTTCGATAGGTGGCTTCTAGAAAGTCAGTGGCGCGGATTAGCGCCTGTTCCTTGGCTGTTGTTGTCAAAGTTGACCAGCCCGTAATGCCGCGATCCGCAACATAGGCATCAGCCGCCGCCACGCTGGCAAAGCTGTTAGCGTTTGCAAGGCCGGCTCCGGTTTCGACAACAAACGCCATCTTTTAGCTTCCCTTGCGCGGCCTGCCCCGCTTTGCCAGAATTGGTGCCAATGCTGGCGCAATCGGCTCTGCCTTAGCATCTAGCACAGGCTCCGGTTGTTTCACAACAGCGCCGGGCGGCTTGTAGCGGGCATCTAAAATCTTGTAGCCGCCAGCGCGCAATTCAGCCTTTCGGGCTGCGCTCACCGGGTGCGGCTCATATGCAATCTTCATTCATCGCCCCTCAAAGGTTTGGGGCTGGCCACTCCCTGCCAGCCCCTCACCATCACGTCTTACGACATGTCACCAATGGCGATAACACCAGCGGTGTTCTTGATGTCGGTAGCAACCTTATCCCAGTTGCTGCCGGTCGCCAGTTCGGCGTCGGTCGGCGACTTGCCGCCGTTCACTTCGTCCCAAGTGTAGCCCTTAAGGCCCAGGCCGAAGCTGTAATCGACCTGCATCGTCGTTTCGATGCGGGTCTGACCGTTGCTGGTGTCGATGTTGCTGATGACATCGCCACCGTCGAACACGGTCGCAGCGCCAGACACCAGGCCCAGCACCTTGTCCTTGCCGGGGGTGCCGGATTCCGACAGAGCCGGCGCGTCGGTCACGATCACGGCCTTGCCCAGAATGTCCACCACCTGCACGCCCTGTGCATAGAACAGGCGCGCGGTGTTGGTCAGGTTCTGGTCAACCAGCTTGTGAAGCATGGAGCCGGTCATGACGTTGGCCAGAATGTCCATCGAACGATCACCAAACTTGGCATGTGCGCCGTTGATGGTGTTGTAAGTGATGACAGCATTCGTGCCGGCAGAGATGTCGTTCGTCGCGGCAGCCTGGTTGCTGATCGCAGCCACAAGACCAGCGATGGCCGTGTTAAGCTGATCACGAAGCAGGGCTTCGGCAAAGTTGCGGCTGGCCACTTCGATGCCTTCGGCGGTCGGCTTCTGGAGCCAAGTCAACTGCGACGGCTCGAAACGGATCGGGCCGAAACCACCAGCGATCTTGACGGCGCTCTGCTTAAGCTGGGTCAGATCGGTCGGGCTGGCAGCACCCTGTGCGGCATAGCGATCAACGCGGCGCTGGGCCGAGTGGATGGCGGCGAAGAACGATTCCTGCAAGAAATCGCCATCAAAACCGGCAGTGGTCAGACGGATGGTGCCGTTAGAAGCGGCGTTGAATTTGTCAACCATCTGGCCCAGCGTTTCAATGGTCGCTGGCATCACATACTGGTTGAAAACCTGCATCTGCGAAAGAGACATGACGTAATCCTTAGTTAGCCATTATTGGCAAGTTCGGGGAAGCGGGAAGCGATGGCGTTGACTCGTTGTGTCTTGTCACCGCCAAGGTTGCCCTTGGGCTGGATATTGTTGCCGCCCGAATTGCCCCCAGATGCACCGCCACCAGCATTTGCGGGCGCTGCAACAAAATGCTTGCCCTCGTCGGTGGCTGCCCATTCCATAACGGCATCGGACAGCGGCTTATCCCCAAGAATGGCTTTGTATTGCCCGCCTTCGTCGGCAAGTTTGGCATTTGCACGAAGCATCGCCTTCACTGCCGGCATTAGTTCGGGCCTCACGTTGGCCTTTAGCAAGGCATCAGACAAACCATTATCAATCAGATAGCTTTGCAAGGTGGCGTCTTTGGTCTGCAACGTCTTTTGCAGTCCTTCGATTGTCCTGCCGCTTTCCTTTTCGACTTTGGTCAGCTTGGCGAAAAGTTCCTCATTGGCGCTTTGCAAGGCTGCAAATTCATTCGGATCAATGTCAGCGCCCCGCGCCTTCGCTTTGACCGTCTTTAATTCGCCCAGCAGTTCCCGGTTTTTCGCACTCAGTGCGTCTACCGCCGCTTTCAGTTCTTCAATCTCGCTATTGCCTTCGCTCATTCTTGGCGTCCTCTGGACAGATGGCCACTGGCCGTTAACTCCAACATGGGCGCAACCCATGCTGTAAGCGCCGATACTTTAACAAACTATGATGTCAATAACAAGGTGGCGGATTAGCCGTATTTCTCACGCAATTGCCGCAGCGTTAGCGGAACGCCTTGCGCGTTTAGCAAGTCTTGCAAAGTGATCTTGCCATCACGCCAAAGCTGGGCGCGGCCCTTGCCTAGCATCTCATCGGCAAACTCAACGGGCTTGCCTTTCAGCCAATCGCCGAAAGTCAGATCGGCGGCCACTTGCCCATCCATGCTGGCGCGAGTGGATGCCGGCACTTCGTCTATGTCCAGGCCAAGTTCGCGGAATGTCTTTGTGATTGGAATGATGGTGGATCGGCAAGCCCAATGCGCGGGCGGCGGCCCTTGCCATTCAATGTTGTGGCCCTGCGGCTTATATCCGGGCAGCGTCCAAACAAGGCCGGATCGTGCAATGCAAATATCGCTGGTGCGGCTGTCTAAGGTGCTAATCCACTGCACCGCCTTGATCACGTTGGTGTTGGCCTCAAACGTGGCAAGCCGGGCATCATTGGCCACCGTCTGCACCGCCGTTCGGGTGACTGCCATAACGTCACGCCGGCCACGCGGGAACGCTTCCGGCCCGCGCATTCCGTCGCCAACAATTGACCGGGCAATCTGTTCATTGGTGTCGCCCAGCGCAACGCCGGTCTTAACGGCCCGCTCAATGTCAAAGGCGATTTGGTCACGGATGCGGCGGAACCATTGGCCCATCGTCGCGCCTTGCACCAGGCTTGTGCTGGCGATCCGGTCGATCACAGAAGCGCCAGGCAACACGGCATCAATGGAAATGGTGGCAAACGCCTGCCGGGCAAATGCCGCCTCTAGCGCCGCTAAGTCACCTAGGTTCGGTTGCGTGATCGTCACCAGCTTCTGCAAGTCAGCGATGGCGCGATCCAGCCGCTTGCCCTGAAAGCTAGTCAGAGGCTTGCCGCTCTTGATCCGCTTTTCAATCTCGCGCGACACTTCAAGCAACTGGCGATTAAGCCGCGCCTGTTCACCAGCCGCCAGCCGGTTAAGGATTAGCTGGCGGATCGTGTAAAGATCGGCCAAGCGGTCGGCGGCGTTCACGGTGCCACCCGATGAACGGTCAAGATAACAGCCGGCGTTCTAGGCCGCGTTGGCGTGATCCGCGTTGGCAAAGTTGCAAGCGAAACCCGCGTGTTTGGCGTTGACCACATCAGCCGGAAATATTCGCCTGCGCTGGCACGGTAAAAGAAATTCCATGCCGCAACCGCTGCGCCATCACCAGAGCCATGCTTTTTTGGCACCGTAATATCAGTGCAGCTATCAGGCTCGTTGGTGCCATCGCGCGCCAGCCAGATGCTGACATTATGCTCTTGGCTGTCTGTGTTGATCAACTGCGCGCTGAATTGGATATTGTAAATGCCCGGCTGTGAGAATGTTACCTTCACGTCATCGGTGATCGTAATGCGAACGCCTTCGATCACATGCTCGAAGCGCATCGGCGTTGCGACATTGGCTAGCGCCGTTTGGTTTTGCTCACTGTCTGCGCTGATATAGGCCGGCAAGTCTTTGCCACCGCCGCCCGTTATGATTTGCGTGGCAGCCTTGGGCAGTTCAATTTCAAACTCGCGGCCATCGTCTAGCGTGATCCAGAATGATCCTTCGTCACGCTGTTCCACCAGCGCAATGCCAATTCCCTGACTGCCAGTAGCGCCAACAGGGCCAGCAGGGCCAGGCCGACCATCAGCACCATCACGGCCATCAGCGCCGTCATCACCACGGCGGCCATCAGTTCCACGCAATCCCGCGCGGTTTGCGTCCATCCAGATAGAGACGGCAAGTTCGATCTCCTGTTCTGTTGGCGGGCGGCCTTGCGGCCCTTGTGGGCCAATGTCACCTTGCGGCCCCTGCGGCCCTTCCGCGCCCGGCTGGCCATCGGCGGGCTGTGTGATGTTAGCCGACAGCCAAGCCGTAGCGGCATCGCGGATTGCCTCATCAGTCGGCGGCGGGCCAGGCTCACCATTCTCACCGGCTGGGCCTTGCGGCCCTGCGATCAATTCAAAGCTGCCCAGATCATTGACGCGCCGATTCAGCGCGGCAACAGCCTCAACCAAACTTGCGATGATCTCCGGTTCCATTACAGCCCAAGCCGCGCCCTGATTGCCGCCAATGTCCCGCTTTCAATCGGCGGTGCGTCATCTTCATCGTCGTCGTTGGCCATGCTTGGCCCGGCATCTTCAAGCTGTGCCTGATAGGCGTCGAACGTCATGGCGTCCGAAACAATCTCGCCCTTCTGCATGTTCTGGAACAGCACAGACAGCGGCATTGCGCCGGTCTGATAGGCCATCACTAGCTGTTGCAACATTTGTGGTGACATGGTGCTGTTGACGTATTCGGTGTTAAGATCATAACGCGCCGTTTCGGGTGCGCCCACCCAAGCCGCCATGATGTTAAGCGCCTTTGACAGCGCATCCGATGCCGCGCGGGCAATGCTGGCCAGCGTTGACCGTTCGCCGCTAGTGCGAAGTTCCAGCGTCTGGAACGCCTCACCGCTGCGCTTGTCATCAGCCAAGAAACGCGCGCCTAGGCTGGCCATGCGGGTTTCCTTGTCCTTCATGGCCTCGCGGATCGTGGACAAGCCTTGGCCGGTAAACTCCAAGAACGATGCCTTGGCAGACGGATCGGGAAACACCCAAGCGGTCTTACTGCCAAGATTAAGCGTCTGGCCTTCGTCAAGCTGGACGCCAGCCACATAAGGCGTCGGCAAGCCGGTGAAGTGCAAGCCATGCTCATAATCGGCAGAGTTGCGATAGTGCGCGATGTTGGCGTCGATCAGGTCAAGCAGCGGCGGCTTTTGCACGTCCGTGCTAGAGCTATTCGCGCCCAGCACAATAAACGGAATCCGCCGCATCGGCTGGCCACGCATAAG